TGCGGAATTTCCGGAACTGCCAATCACAGTTTCATCTTCTTCATCCGTTTGTTCAATTTTGGTCTTTTCAAGAATAAACTCAATACAAGCATTGACAAATCCGCTAAATGATAGTTTCGCACCAATTTTCAGTTTCTTAGTACAATATTTTTTATTATCATCTGTCAAACATTCATCCAAAGCCACCACTTCTGCAAACTCGTTAAAACTTCCATCGGTATTAACTAAATCATAATACTCAAGGACATCAAATGGATTTTCGCAAAAGTGCATTCCACTTTTACAAATTTCGGCTGCTTCCTCTTCGAAAACTGTATTTTCCTTGTATTTCTTTCCTCTACAGACCAGTCCTTTATCAAAACCTTTAAAACCTTTCATTTTTTTCTCTCCTTTCCTAACGATATGTTCCGGGCTTACCACACACAAGGCTTCCGTCCTGCTTTCTAACAATCGCTCCAATTTTGATAAGCGATTCAATCAATGCTGGAGGAATCGGTGTCGCTCCCTCTGCCTTGATTTCTTTTTCCTTACTCATGGTTTCTTCTCCTTTCGTCTTGCTCGTCATCATCGTCATGCTGAAACATTGACATTATCAGCGATACGATAACAATTCCTATAATCGTTACCGATACACCACACCAGAAAGGTGGAATGTACATAAGATCACTTCCTTTCCATATATACTTCTCTGTACTGTACACCGAATTTCTCGGTATCGGAATGTACGTCAAAGTATAAATCTATACTGTTTCCTTTTATTGCTCCACCGCAATCCTCTGCGATAAACTCTCCAAGTCCTTTTATGTGGACTACCGATCCATAAGGTATGACCTTTGGATCTACCGCAATCGTTCTTCCCTGCCTTGGAACAACTCCAGTTGAAGTCATTCTTCCGTACTTGTCCGAACAATCGCAACAAGGACAATATGCCGTAATTCTGTACGTTGTCCACTTTTTCCGAACAACTTTCTTTTTCTTGTGTGTCCTTTTCCTTTTTCGCTCAACACTTCTCGTCTCAACAGAGACTGTTTCAGTTTCTGGAATCTGAATTGTGCCGATTCCGACTAAAACCTTTTCCTCTGCCATTTCTGGATTTTCCAATTCGATTCCTCGGAATCCCCATATGCAGAAAGAAAACAGAAACGTTATAGCGACTAACATGACTTTTCTGATAAAACCACCGCCTAAACACATAAACGCAATTGTGCGTTGGCATCTGTAATCTGTTCTGCTAATACCCTTGGTGGCTCGTAGCAATCAATAAATTCATGCACGTCTGCTATGTATCTTCTTTTGATACTCTTATAGGTAGAAACACAACCAAACTCTCTTTTCAACTGATTCCAGATATCAGAAAATGCTTTGTTTCTAATGCTAGGGTCGTGGTAAGATTCGCTCTGTTTGCCACCAAGAATGTCAACAACTCTTCTTTTTACGTGTCTTTGGATATCCTCGATTTCGCAACCGTAAAGTGGCATATCGTTTTCCAAGGTATAAATCATTGTTTCCACCTTGTCCACACGTTCATTCAGTTCATCATTGCCCTGCGCCAGTAACTGAATTTTTTGAGCCGTTGTCATTGGCTTTCCATAAAATCCATTTTTTCTAATTGACGGAAGAACTTCTGATGTTATCCATTTTCTGAATTTCTTCGCATTCGGCTTGTCGCTTCTCAATATAACCGCATACAATCCGCTTTCTGTTATAAAATTCGTTTCTCCTGCACGCCCTAACTCAAACTTAGTGCGTTCATCGTCATCCAGCCTCTGTGCCACCTTTGACGGATTGCTGATTTCCAACGCTCTGCATATATCAATAAGACAAAACATCGGTTCGCCGTCTTTCATTACAGTACGAATTTCTCCAAATTCTTCATTTTTGAAGATTTCCAAATCGTTCATCTGAATCACTCCTTTCAAAAATTCAATCTAATTGGATTTATCTGGTACAAAAATAAAATCCATCGGAACACCGGAAATTTTACTCATTTCTCTCAATTGTGAAATACTAGGTTCGGTATTCCCTTTTTCCCAGTTTACAATCGTAGTATTCGAAACTCCGAGTGCTTTCGCCCATTGTTTCTGCGTCATCTTAGCGTTCACTCTGACCGCTTCAAGAGAAATCTTTGGCATTTTTCATTCCCCCCTTTCTTATGTCTTGACCTTAGTATAATTCAATTGAATTGAATTGTCAATACCTAAAATTCAAAATAATTGAATTTTGTATTGAATTTTTTTAAATTATAGTGTATTATAGTTATTGAAAGGAGTGAAAGAAATGACAGATGATGAGCAGAAAGCCATATTTGCAAAGAATCTTCTTCATTATATGGAGATAAACCAAAAGCAACAGACAGAAGTTGCAAAGGATTTAGGTTTTAACGCCACTACATTAAATATGTGGTGCAACGGGAAATCATTTCCTAGTACCGGCAAAATAAGAAAACTGGCTGATTATTTCGGAATTGGAATGTCTGATTTAACAGATAAAAGAAATTCCTCTGACGATAATAACATAAAGTATTCGGATGCTTGTATGAAAATTGGTTTAAATGATAAGAGGTTTAAGCAGATTATCATTGAGTATAATGAGATGCCTTTGGCAAGAAAGCAATTGCTTTGTGATTTCTTTGAAGAGTTTATCTTTTAAAAAAAGCGGGGTTATTTCCCCGCTTTTTCTTCATTAAATCCAGAAACAACAAATCCGCGTATCAGTATAAGAATTTGTTCATTTTGGATTTTTTTTACAGTTTCAATTATTTCTTCCTTTAATTCTTCGTTTTCATTTCCCATGTTGCCCTCCTTACGATAAGACAATTATAGAACATTTGTTTGTAATTGTCAATCATAAATTTGCAAGATTGATTGTTTCCCCTTAGTTTTAAAGTGAGGGGCAGAGTTACACAATGAACTCTTACCCCTCGCCAGAACTTGAATTGTCTCGTTTGAGACAATTTTATCTTACACCTTTTGGCACAAACAAGCAATCTTTTTTCATCGCAAGTTCGGTCAATTTTCGACATTCAAGGACTACAGTACGGACTTGAACACAAAACCGTATCTGCCTCCATACTTAATCTTGGCATATCCAAGTTTGGACTTGTAAAGCACTTCAACCTTTGAGCCTTTAGGAATTCGGCAAAGCATTTTGCTCGCTCTAAGAGTTTTGGATTTCCAAAGTTTACAATTCTTCTTTGTAATGCTCGTCCACGTTTTCTTGAATTTATCGGGCGTACCATATTTTTCTTTTAATTTTTTCGGTGTACTTCCCCATTTTCCAAGGTAAAAATGCGGATTGTCAATAATATCTTTCCAGTCGCCGCCCCACTTTAATCCAACTTTATTGGATTTTGCGATTTTAGCCACTTTCTTGATTGTAGCCGTATCATAAAGCAGTTTACTGTCATTGATGGCAATATCAAACGCAATACCCCACATATGCTGTGAACTGTATGTACTTCCTTTTGCATTGGTAACTACTTTTCCAGGAGCGGTTCTTCCTTTTGCGTAAAGCGAATCTTGGTACTCTTTTGTGCGGAATCCCTCTGTAATAATCAGATAAATTCCTTTTTTGTTACATTGTTTTAATAGCAACGTAAGTTTGTAATCCAACCAAGGATGTAATTTACTTCTGTCGATTCTAATATCATTTGTTGTTTTCATCTTCTTCTACCTCCTGTTCCTGTTCTTTCAGCAATGCTTCATACTTTTCCTTGTAAGCCATCGCCGTAAATTCGGTTTGAGCAAGTCGAACTTTCAGTTCCTTGACCTCGTTTGCCAACTTATCAACGATGTAATCTGCCATTGTAATTTCTTTGTTTTCCATTTTTCTAACCTCCTAAGATTTTATAATTTATCTCAAAACCAACGCCCTATAAAAATTGCGCTGGTTACTGAATTTACGGGAAGTGTGGCACCAGAATGCGTAGCCCAAAAAATACATCTGCTATATCCAGTTTTGCTGACGCCATCAAAACTGACATTTACAAATGGTGCTGACGTGTCAGGAACGCCGATTCCAGTAATAACCATCGGTGTATCTACAAATGCTAATGGGAAAGTTCTACCGTCTCTAGATTTGTAATACACCCCTTCTTTGTTGCTTATATCTGTAAGTGAAGTTACATTCCCCATTTTACTTCGATACTCAATAACAAGTCTTCCGTCTCGGTATTTTTTACAAGTAAAATTTCCACTTGTTGTCACTTCGCAACCGATTATTTCATATCCATTTTCAGAAGCATTGTCTTTATTAACAGAAAATATCGTCTTTCCATTCGGTTTAAAGTTAATCGAGGCAGGAGAGATAAGAAGCCTTTCTCCAACAGCCGTGTCCCATATCCGTAAGTTTCCATAAGTGTTATCAAGGAAATATCTCACGGTGCCACCTTGTGCATCGTCTAATCCGATTAAACCATTTGATATGACCGTTTTACCTTTTGAACCGTTGTTTTTTATGGTAAGTGACTTTACTGTCGTTGGAACGTTTATTGTGCATGATGGTTCTATCGTAAACTCTCCGCTTGAAGCAATCTTGGAATACCCCGAATCAATCTCGAATGCTACGCTACTTCCATTATATGGTGTTCCAGAATTTACTCCAAAAGCAAGGCTTCTTGTTGACAACCCCATAAATTTATCATAGTAATCATTTCCATGGTTTAAACTTTCAAGACGTACACCGTCAAATCCAAAAAAGGCTTTGTTTATTTCAGCGTTATTGACTGTACAAGTCAACGACAAGAAATCTTCTTCTTGATTAAATTTGGAATTTATTTCTGCTTTGTTGTAATATGTTGCAGAGGCATTTTCCGGAGTATATTCTGAATTTGATATCAACCTTTGGTCTTTCAATGTAAATCCAGCAATTTCTCCAATCTCCGCGTGCATATAGCCATCATAAGTAACATACCATTCATTTTCTATTTTAAGAGGGTCTTTTTTTGCTTTGTTAGCATAAATCGCATATGTTCTTCCATTTGCGTCTGTGTACGACTTGTCTGTGTTTATTTCAACTTGATATTGATACCCATTTTCTTCATATGATCCGACCAACCAATTGTCAAATATTCCAAACCCTCCAATCGTACCTTTGTTTACAGAAATACTTGCACCAACCAACGTCGCACCACTAATCACTCCAGTAGCAGTAATGTTTTGTGCAAAGATTTTTGACACAACAGCACTGTCAGCAAATATATCGTCTACGTCTAATTCATTGGCGGTAATCGACGATGCCACAATCTTGTCTGCATTGATTGTACGGTCTGTAAGTACGTAGCCGTCAAGAGTATCTACCGTTTTACTAGTCAGTTCTCCAAGATTATTTAAGGCATATAATAATCCCTTTTCTGAACCTTTAAGAAGTATTCTGTCAGCGACCAACGTTCCTGCCGTGATTTTGTTGGCATTTACTTCAACACTATCCAAAAAACCAGTAACGTGTCCATCTACGATTGTTGCCCTGTCAATCAAACCAACGTTAGCAAAAAATGTACCGACATTTGCCACATCAATATTGGAAAGTTCAATATTGGCATACTTCAAATCTGCGGTATCTGCGTTCAAATAACCTAATTCTGCTACTTTGGCACTAAGGTTATTTGTTGTTATTGCGATTGTTTCCAAGTTATCAATCTTTCCATCTACGACTTCTAATGAAGCAATCGTTGCATACTTGATATTCGCTTCATCAACAGTCAAATATCCAATGTCTGCAATTGATGCTTTAAGATTTTCGATGTATGCTTTATCTGCCGTCAAATCTTTGATAAAAGAACTATCAACCTTTGCAAATCCAATCGTTGCATCTTTGATTTTAGCCCCGGTCAATGTAGCATCCTTAATCTTGGAGTTTTCAATCTCTCCATCCTTGATTTTCGAGTTTGTGATTGACGAGTTGGAAATTTTACTTTCCGTTATGGCACTATCCTCAATCTTGCTACCATCAATGCTGGATTCCATTATGTGATTTCCTCGGATAGTTCCATCTACAATAAGGGCACCGGTAATTGTTGCCGCCTTTATTTTTGAACCGGTAATTGTTCCCTCTTCTATATTAGACCCTTTTATTGTCGAATCAGCAATAAGAGATCCGGTAATTGTTGAATCTTTTATTTTCGATCCATCAATTGTACCATCCTTGAATATGCTACCTCTAATCGTGCTATCCTCAATATTACTAAAAGTAATATTTGCATAATTCAATTCAAGACTTGTTTGTCTACCCTCTTGTGCCGCCGCCGCAGATGCCTGCGTTGAAACCTCTGTAGAATAACTTCCGTTGGATTCTATGTTGCAATTGCACGATATATTTGTAGTAAATCCACCATCCCACTCGTAGGAAATCTCCCCGCATAAAACATCTATTGGATTCTCTAACTCCGGCACCTTTACCTTTATAAGATTTCCCGGTGCAATATTCCATCCAAAATCAATCCCAACAAACGTCATATCGCACGTACGATACATCAAATCGCCTTGTCTAAGACAAGCAGAAGCACGACCGCCCGGTGTAACTCTCGTATCAAAAGTAGAACCATCACTTGTCCACCCAATCCAATCACAATTTATTGAATAATCGTATGGTGTTTTTCCATCCATGGATGATTGCGTAGCAAGCAACGTATTTGATACCCTATCTTCTCCAAGATAATTTACTGTGCAAATTCTTCCACTTGCATTAGGTGGGTTGAACAAACCAAGAGACCATGGTAAAAACAACAATGATATGGATTTCATTGCGTATATCTCTTTTGAATATTTATAGTTTGAATCCAAGTAATCAGACAAAACATAATTTTCTGTCTCTGTATAATTTGTTTTTTGCTTTATTACAACTCTATTTCTTACATCCTCATAAACATTTCCGCCAAAAAGTATAGCCAATCCAGAAAGCATATCTCTCACTGCAATTCCTGTGTCAATTGCTGACTGGTCTACATAATTTTTAATATCTTTTAAAAAACAAGCGCTTTTTCCGTCGAGAAACGATTTTTCTTCTTCCGATGTCAGCGCAGGAATAAATACAATCTGTTTACCAATTATTTCTTCCAATTTTGTTTTTATTTGTCGCAAAGTGTATTTTTGCAACACAGTTTCAAAAACAACCGACGTTGACATTGTCTGACCTATGGCGCTTTCCAAAGAAACAGAAAGTTTATCGCCACTCATAACTGGAGTTTCTTTTACGATAAACTGCCCGAAACTAATCCATTCTCCAAAGTGCAAAAAGAAAATTTCCATGGATAGTCCTTTGGTAATGCCACCTCTATAATTCATAGTAATGTTTGCGTTTTTAATATAAACATTACCAACGCCAAAAACACTTCCATCATAGCATCCATTGTAAATTTTGATGAAATCAATCTGTAATTCCTCATTGGTATATTCAATCGCTCCAATTTTTACTTTAACGTCCACATACTCCGTAGTCATAGGTATACTTGTCATTGTTCCACCGCCTCAAATGATATTGACTGATTCAACATTTTTCCGTTGATAAATCCGTATTGTTGCAAAGAATAATTATTGAAATAAACTGTTATCGTTTCCCATTCCCCAAACTCATTCGTGAATCCCAGTTTGTGAAATGCTGTTTTGTCGCACGTTTTGCTTTTAATCAATTTTAATTCCGCTACTGTGATATTGGGCGGAAACGACATTTTTATGCTGACCTTGTTATCCACAACCGTTCCTTGTGCTTTTGCCGTAGAGGTTCGTCGAAAGTTTGAACTCTGTACTTGGTTTCTTTTAATATCCACACCGCTAGCGGATGGACAAGCAATTTTCTGTCCGTCAATCTCCGGAACTCTATATGTCATGTCTTTTCCCCCTTTTTGCAATAAAATAGCACCTACCAAATAAGATAGGTGCTACATTGTTTATGCCAACTTCCATCCGGAACCTCGGCTTCGTGTAATCTGTTCGGCTTTCCCCATGATTGTTGTCGTAAGCTTCGTTCCGTCCAAATATACATCTCCTGTCTGCTGGCTTTGATTTTCTGATACTGCCTGCGATACCGCTGCATAGATAGCCGGTGCAAGCGTGTTTGTAATTGCTTGTGCAAATGCAGTAGTAATCTGTTCGTTATTAGCGACCGCGGTTTTGCCGTTATTGAATTTTCCGACAAGTTCTCCGTGATTAGCCATGAAAAGTCCATCTTCCGGGAATCCACCGGTACTGTACGTTGGAAGTTTTGATGCAAAATCCGAAAGTTTGGATAGTCCGCTTGTTTTTAATGCCCTTTCGTATGGTTTTCCCATATTTTTAGGGCTAAGATTATCCAGTATCTTTTTTTGCTCTTTCGTAATTCCAAACTGTATTGGTGCTTTAATTGGCGATAACTTTACTTTGGAAACTGCATCTTTAATTCTTTTTTGTAAGTTTGATGTATTAACACTTGTACTAACATTTACAGACTTGCTTTGTAGTTTATCAATTACATTTTTAACTTTATCTATAGAATCCGTTCCGCTTGTTTTAGCGGTAACAGAAACTTCTTTTGATGTAAGTTTTCCAATTGCGGCATTAAGTTCGTCAACGGATTTATAATTTCCGTCAACAACGTCTTTATATGCTTTCCATGTTATCTCGCCATTGTCAAGTTTATCTTGAAGTGTTTTTAACGCATTTTTTGAAGATTGCGTTTCGACACCAAGGTTTTTCATAGTTTTCTTTAAACTATCAGATGCCTTTTGGTAATCGCTAGTTTTTACTTTGGCATTATCCATGACATTATTGTTTTTACTAATCTGTGCGTTAATATCGGACTCTGCTTTTTTCAAAGTATTTACTTCCGCTCTTGCCGCATTTACTTTTGTAGCATATCTTCCAAGTATTTTGACTTGTGCTTGGTATTCTGCGCTATTTACTCCAGAACGTTTTTTAACGTTGTTTGCAATTTCCTGTGCCGCCGCAAGTTCTTTTGTATATTTTGCAAGTTTTGCCTGTGCTTCGGAAAGTTTATTTCCAGTTTCCTGCTTTTTCTCGTAAAGTTCCACAGAAGAATTGTATGCCGCCTGCGCTTTAGCCGCTCTGTCAAGATTGGAAATCAGACCATTCAACTCATCTTTGTTACCTTTGAATGCCCCTGTCTGCTTATCAATATTCTTTGACAACCCCGGAATTTCATCGGATAACTGTTTTGAGTATTCTTTCATTACGGCAATATCAGATGCTGTAGGGTTTGTCTTTTGGCTTAACTCATAGTATCTATTGGCTAATTCCTTTATGTTTTTCCCGTTTTCCAAATTGCCAGAATTGTTGATTTCCTCTATATCTTTATTTATCTCATCGGTATACTCTTTTGTCTTTTGTAAATCCTCGTTTGCTTTTTGTGCGTTTATATCTAACTTTGCCGGTACTTTGATTTCGTAATCTCCGGTGTAGTTGTAGGCATCTATCGCTTCGCTGATTCTGTCTCCAATCATTAGACCTGCGCCGATGGCCGCCCCAACTGCCAACAATACCGGTGCCGCCGCCGCGGCTATTCCTGTGGCACTCAATCCGCTTAATCCACTTGTAATTGCTCCACTTATTTTTGCTCCAAGCGAAACAATCGCCGTTTTAACAAATGTGATTTTAGACAAAATAAATGTTCCAATTTTGCTTGCGGCAAACGAAGTAGCGATTTTAGTTTTAAGGCTTTTTGCCATAGTTAAAGCAACTTCTCCCATCTTTTCTGTTGCCGCTTGCTTTAAACCTGCAAAGAAACCGGTTTTACCAAACAATCCTTTTATTGTTTTTGCCGCAAAAATCACACCAAAAACGGTACTTAATGCGCCAATCACACCGGCTGGATCTTCTTTCAATGCAGAAATTGCAATCGTCATAATGCTATTAAACGCATTTCCGATTGTTTTTCCAACGGAAGACCAAATTCCAACCCAGTCGATACTTCCAAGGAATTGACCGATAGATTTACCAACTTTCTCCCAATTCACACCGGAAAGTGCCTTATTGATTGATGTAAGAATACCTTTCACACTATCGGACAACGTTTTACCAAGTTCCTGCCATCCTGTCAGCCCAGTGTTTTTTCTTACCTCTCCCATTTCCTCAAAGAATCCGTTGATTCCATCTGCTATCTTTTGTCCAATACCGCTAAAATTAAAATTCGTAACCAAGCCAAAAGCAAATTGAATCATTCCACGAACTTTAGCACCAAGAGTTTTTCCGGCAAGTGTCATGTCCGCATTTTGAAGTGCTGAATTGATTCCAGTCGCTACAGATGTACCAAGACCAAGCCAGTCAAATGTAGTTCTGAACGTGTATAATGCCCCCATAGCCGTATTAAATCCATTGGCTAAAGTTTTACCCACGGTTTCCCAGTTAATGCCTTGTACCATGCCATTAAGGAACGTAGCAAGGGATTTAGCAAGTTTATTTGTTGTCGTCTGAATTTTACCCCACGGTATACTGTCAAGCCCGCTTGTCAGCCATGAACCAACGGATTTTCCAAGGCTGGTATAATCTCCGCCTTTTTTCCAACCGCCTAAAATGGCTTTTTTCAATTTAGCCGCTAACTCAACCGCTTTATTTTTGTTACTCTTAAAGGCTTTATCCCATATGCTTTCATATCCTTTAACTGCCTTATTGATATCTTCCGATAAATCAATTCCAGCACCACGACCGTTTTTCTTTCCGGAAGATGAGCCATCGTCTTTGTTATTTTCCTGCAATTTATTGACGATATCAAATCCCTGTAAGTTATCATTAAGTTTTTTCTGCTTTTTGCTTGCTTTATCAGCAGCATCGCCATAATCATCCAATCCGTCAACCGCATCGCTATAATCTGGTGTAGCCATTGATGTATCGTCATATAATTTTGCTCCGGTCAACTTAGCAACCCATTGTGCGAACTCCTGCAAAACCATAACTACGGCATTCAGATATGGATATAATTTTTGAACTACCGGCAAAAATATTTGACCTATGGTTCTGCTCAAATTCTTCAATCCAGCCTGCAACATTCTTACCTGGTTTGCGGGTTGATTGATTGTTCTAGCCAAATCTCCATATGCAACTTTTGATTGTTCCAACATAGTTAAAACACGTAATTTCATTTTTTCTTGCTGGCTCATGCTTGAAACACTTGCGCTAATTCCATGCGCTAATGCCGTTTGTGCCAAGCCTGCTTTCGTAGTGTCGATTCCATACTGGTATAATGCCCTTGATTGTCCAATCAATCCACTTTGGAAGTTATCCATTACGTCTGACAAGTCTTTATTAGACAATGACGACCAATCCGCTGACAACATACTCAATGCCTTTGACGTGGCAATAGAAGTTTCTCCAAGCATTCCGGCAGAGTTTGTAATCTGCGAAATTGCCGCATTGTAATTCATTACCTCGGTCAAATCCAAACCAAGATTGTGTTGCATATTGCTTGTCGCTTCTCCGGTGTCGTAATCAACGTTGAACCCAGTCATTTGAGTTTGTAATTTAGCAAACCTTGTACGGAAACTATCTGCATATGCTTCTGCGGAATCATAACCGGCTTTTTTAAACTGGCTCGCACTATCTTTTCCAACTTTATCCAATGCAACCGAAAAATAGTTAAATTCCTCGATGTAGTCCTGCATTGATCCGATTGCACCGCCAAGTGCCTTAACACCTCGAATTACCATGAAAAATTTAGCATAAAACATTCCAATGCTTGATGCTATGTTTTTGGATTCCTTGTTGAACCCTAGCATTCTCGTGACTACACTTTTGAAGCCATTACCGAGCCTTGACAAAACATTAGTGGTATTCCCACCGCTAAAAGATATGCTATTCAATGCACTCCCGGCTCTACTTCCGGCACTAGCAATATTTCCAATTGCCGTAATCAACTGCGTTGTACCTTGCGATACTTGCGGTGCATTCTGCATCGAAACCATAAAATCTTTTACCTTTTTAGCAAGGTAATCCAGATTATCAGCCGTCTGTTTCGTTCTTGTTCCAGCGCTAGCCAATCTAGCAATAGCATTTGTCAATTCAGATGTTTCTTTACTTACAACCGGCGCCCTTGACATCGACACCATAAAACTGCTCAGTTCTTTGCTAAGAAGCGGAAGTCCACTTGCCGATGCACTTGTTTTTGAACCGGCATTTGCCAATCTGCTGATTGCATTTACAAAACTAGCCGTTTTTGGTGCAACTTCTCCAGCGGAAGACAATGTAGTTATCATTTGGGCGATTCCATTTCCAAGACTTATAATTCCTTGCGTGTTTACACCGCCTTGAATTGATGATGTAAGCCTTGCCACCGCACTTACCATGCTATTTACATTTTTGTTATTAAAATTGACACTTCCAAGGGTTTTAAGTCCGTTCGCCATTGGATTTAAAGCATTCGACACCGCCGCCAATTTCTGACCGTCAAGAGTTTCAAATTTCTGCAAACCTTTTACAGTTTTAGTGAAATCTGGCATCTTCGTGTCTCTCATGCCTTTCATTCCAGCAGAAAGCATATTTAATCCGCTCGAAAATTTTGTCAATCCTTTTGAATCGACACTTGCTAACTGTTTAGATAAATTACCTAGTTTTGAGCATAGAACGTCAATCTCTTTATTGGCTTGTTTGGCTTTTGCTTGAATTTCAACTTCCAAACTATCTACTACAGCCATCCGTACACCACCAACTTTCCTTATATAATAAAAAAGAGGGCGACCGGACTTTTAATCCTTGTCGCCCTTTTCCTGCTTCATCTTTTTTAACTTTTGCTCGTTTTCAAAATTTTTCTGCATTCCAAGAAGCATCTGTAAAAATTCGTCTCGTTGTTTCTGGAGATCTTGTTCTCTCTTCGCTTCTCTTTCTTCTTCCGTAGCCAAAAGCGGTAAATCTATGTACTCTGCTTTTGATTTCTTGCCATTAAAAGCAATATCTATCGCAACAATAAATGCAGATATTGCATAATTTCCAAACCAATTCCACATACTCTCATCGTCTATTTTTTTCTTTAAGCGATGACCTTCAAGACAATATTTTAATTTCTTCGGTGTCAAATGCAGAAATTCATCTATATGGATTCCAATGGCAAATGCTTGTGGGAAATATTCTTCCCATATTATTTTGTGGAAGTCTGTTTCTTTTTGTGATCCTGCGGAGTTTTTACTTCTTTCTTGTTCTGCTTCTGTTCTTCCGCTTCGATGTTCGTTTCCATGTCTTCCAGCATCTTCGTTATTCCGCTCAAACCGAAAAAATCGTCTTCCTCCATACATTCTTTGATTTCCTCAAACAATGCGGCATAGTTCAATTTATTTTCTTTCATGTAGGCTTTCATAAGTTCTTTTGATTCTTTTGCATCCGTTGAGTGATGCTCCTGCAATCCCGCATGAAAAGCAACCACACAAGTCTTTGGAACGTCTCCTACCATGTCGGATGTACTTTCCATATACAACTCCAATTCTGTTTTTGCTGTTTCAGCACGTGCCAAGATATGTCCACCAGATGCCAACATGAACATACGTTTTACGCATTCCTCAATCTCTGCTGCTTCAAATGTAAATTCTAATATGTATTCTTTTCCTGCAATTTTAATCTTCTTCATATCGTTTTCAACCTTTCCCTTTCTTCCCATCTTTTTAATGGGAAAGGGGCAGTCCTAAGACCGCCCTTTCTTTGCTAAATCAATGTTTCTTCAAGTTCTGGCTCGGCTGTATCTTCATCGTACAAGCCAGTCACGACAGCCTTGCTCTCGTTATTTTCGGACTGGCTATTTATTCCCCCGAAAATTCAACCTTTGCGTCAAGTCCTTTGTACTCTTCAATTACAAGATTAAACTCTAAGGTCAAAAGATCGTTCTGTCCGGCTTCTGGCTGTGGAAATGCCGGTGGCAACTGTGCAACTACAAAAAACGCTTTTGTAAGACCCGGAATAATGGTCTCAAACCACATTCTTTTTCCACCAGTCAATCCATTTGCGGCTGTAAATACCTCTTCCCATTCAGTCTGTGTGTCGTCTGTAAGGTTTACTGTTACTGGGAAGGAGCCTCCTGTATCTGCTCTACCCTGAATATAACGAGTGATTGCGTCTTTTAATGCGGATGCGTCAATCTGTTCTGCTTCAACATTGATACCGCCAATTGCGTTAATTCTGGATAATTCTTTAAACGATGTCGGCTTTGTTCCGGCGGTCGTTTCAACACCATAACCAAAAGTAATGCCGAGCGTACTTAATCCTGCTACTGCCATTGTTATTACCTCCTTAATTTAATAAAAAAAAGCCTTTCGGCTCATTTTTCTTTATAATGTGTCGTTTGCTCCAACTACTCGTTGAAATCTTGCGGTGCTTCTATAAACTTCTTCGCCAAAATCTAACTCTGGCATTTGATTTACTTTAAACCGCATCTTCTTAAATATGTCAGCGACTACGGACATGACTTCTCTCGCGTCAGATGGATCCGTATTTGTCGTTACATCAACTTGAATCGTTTCCAAAACACCATTTATGTCTTGTCCGTCAAGTGTCTGCCCGATCTCCTGTCCGGGCAATTCATGTATGTAGACTGTAGGAAATTTGGGCTTGCTGCTTGCCTTTCCATTGTCTGTGATCTTGATGTTCGGATAATCGTCTTTAAGTATCTTTTCTGCCTTGTAAGATACCGTTGAATATACTTTCTTGCCTATAAGGTAAGCCCATGTGTTATCAACTTCTGCCATTTATCTGAACACCTCTTTTGCTATTTTTTTATATTTTGCTATGATCTCCGCACTTGCTTTATACATTGGCATCGTTGCCTTGACACCATGTGTATAATGCCATTTATTATCTTCTCCAAGATAATACCATCCATCTTCAAATGCGTGTATCTGTCCGGGATATGTTCCAACACCAAAACCGAAATCATTTGCTTTTGGATTCGGAATCTTGTTGTAATGAATACCGGCACCAAACTCAACCGCAAGCACCGTATGAAACGGTTCTCTTCCCTCTACTTTTTTTACTTCTCCAGTCGCAAACAGAATAGCCTTACAACCCATGTTCTCTGACGTTGTATTTGCCTTAAATGTGATTGAATTTCCTATAGGGGATTCATTTATCGCTTGTAATGCTACTTCCTCTCCTACGGACGCACAACGCGCCACAAAAGCATCACATTTTGTCTGCAACTCGTTTTTGTAATTTTGTAAGTGGTTTATTGTGTCCTGTATTGAACTTTGTGAAAACAAGTTCATTTTGATTTTCTTTTTTGCCACAAAACCACCTACTTTACATTTCTTTGCAAAAGGAATAAATCAACTGTCAATCCCTCATCTGCTACACCTTTTACGGTATAATCAGCAGATTTTGGATCTGGGAAACCATCTGAATCATATTTTACTTCCGAACGTTTCCAAATCAAATCGCCTGCCTTGATTGGAAGATACCCTTTATCCGTTACAATCTGTGCATAATTAGTGGAATCATCTACACCAAACTCTTTCATAAGGACTTCGGACAGTTTATTATTGATGCTTGCATAAAAGGTTTTTGGTTTTGCAAAACCATCAATTTCCTTTTCAATCATCGGAATTTTTTCGCCGTCCACATCATAGTAAATGATGTTTCCCTCTTTATCTTTTTGGTAGATTTTTACGTTTGATTCAAGGCAAGAGTATGTCATTTCCTGCTTATTGATTTTAAGCATTTGGCTTTGCCTTTTTATAAATCTGGTTTACTCCGGTACTAGCCAATCCAGAAACAATTCCTACCGAAATTGCATTCAAAATATCGTTTGCCGGAAAGTCTGGGATGACATACAATCCTACCACTCCAAGGATTCCACCGAAAACACCGACAATAACCGGAATGTAATTATCTTTGATGCCAGGAATAAGTTTCGCACCAATTCCAATCAGATAGCAAATAACTATGATTGCTATGCAAGTTCCAACTTGTGTAAAATCCATTATTCTTTACCTCCATTTTTTAGTCTTATTTCCTTTATCTCTTCGTACATTTTTGTTGCCATTCCATTTCCTCCAAGTGCATGATATGCGTTGTACATTTCTACGAAATTTTCATACGCATAACTTGGAATTTCTCCCAATTTCATGTACTTATCGTGGTATTCTATGAGTTGCACACGCAAAAGAAGCATTGTACCTTTGCTATTTGCATCCCTGTCTTTTTTCTGCTGCTTTAGGAGCCAAACAATATACCCTAACAAAATAGGCAACACAACTGTGTAAGTTTGTAACAAAAATTCTTTCATTCCATATCTCCTTGTTTTGGCATACTGCCCTCCACCACTTTCTGTATGCCGCCTGCTACCAAATGGTAACGCACATTCTTCTATAAAAAGTTGACAAAAGGATATACCCCAACAAACAAGTCGTTTCGGTCTTTCCAGTTCCTGCTTACTCCATTCTCTGTATAAGAATCCATGAAACTTTCTCCTGCCTGTGAATGATCGTATACAACGAGATTTACTATGACATCATTAAATCTCTTTAAATCGTCACGAATCTGTTCTTCCGTATATTCTTTTGGGTACACCCTTTTTCCAATCAATTCATTCTCTGCCTGCTTAATCAACTGATTTAAAAGCGGATTTTCTTCTTTGTGGTCGAATACTACTTTGTCCTCGCCATCCTCATTCTCAATATGAAATTGTTCTAATCTGATTTTGACTTGTTCTAAAATACTATATTCTTCCATAGAAGTCACCTCTACAAATCAAATTTTTCAATAAGAATTTTTTTCAATTCTGAACCGCTGATCTCATCTGCATTTTCAATTTCTTGATCTTTTGCAAGTAACTTCAAATCCGATGTAGACATTCTGCTAATTTCAGTTTTTGTATAATTTAATGAAGAGGTTCCTTTTTCAATCGGAACCTCTTCGTTAGGCATATACCACTTGCCGTTATATTTAACTTTATGGTTATATTTCATATTGACACCTCTTACGCTGTATAGCACTTAATAACATATGTGCTATCCATTCTTTCATAAGAAGGAAGAACAATTTCCGAAACCGTTGTTTTTGTCTGTACCGGATCACTTGTAGTAGTTACAGATACAGCAACACCAGTATTAACAATCGAAACATCAGCTTCTCCGCTTCCCATAAGTGTTCTTTCTTCTGGCGTGGTGCCATACCAAGTATTACCAAGACTACCGGCAGGAATAAGTGTCGCAAATCCATCCGGATAAAATTTTGAAGCAACACCAGATTCATTTTTATACTGTTTAGAATAAACAATAATGCTGATTCCAAGTTCGTTTGAGAAAACTTCTTTAACTCTATTGTCATTCATAAACACATTTGCTGTTGAATTCTGCGAAAGAATAGCAGATTTAATTTTTTTATTCTGCTTCAAGTAATCCATTGTTTTACGAGAAACAATCATGATAGACGGTCTTTCTCCCGTCTTTGCTTCAACCGCATCAAGTGCAACAGCCACATCATCCATAGGATCTGAATTGGCTGTATCGCTCCATACATCTGTAGACGAATCCGTCAAATCAGCATAATTGTTTGTTTCATAATCTCCATTTGGATCATAGTTGTAAGCATATGTAACGCCATTTGCCTGAATAGAAATTTTAGGGTGTCCGTCAGATGGTGCCAGCAACTGCATAATCATACGTTCTGGAACAACATTTGCTCCATCAATCAGAGTATTGGCATCATCAAAAATTCTGCTCAGCACTTCTGTCGCATACGGATCAGTGCTGTCTTTCACGCGCATGATTTCCTGCTCGTCTGCCTCTTTGATCAGCATTGATTCACGGAAAAAAGCCATTTCCGTTTCTGTCAGTTTAAATCCTTCACGGCTTCTAAGCGTAGATACCGCATCAAAATTTGATGGTGCAAGAGAAACCGGAAGACCTTTTGAAGTTTTAATCCATTTCAGATCAAGCCCCATTTTCTTTTTTGCCGGAAAAAGACCAGCACCAAGATAAGAAATTGCATTACTTGCTACTTCTGTATTTACAAGCGCAATTGATTTTGCACTATAAGCATCTCTAATATTCATTTTATCCTCTCTTTCTACCGATAAATATTACGGTCAATTTTTACTCAAATACAATTAAAGACAATGCCGTTTTTACACCTTCTGCAATAGTAATTCCAGAGTTTGCATTTGCATTTGCTTCGTTTACACATGCAAATGCTTTTACAATAGTTCCGTTTGGATTGGAATCATATACATCTGTAAGCAAAATTCCAACTGCTGCACCATCAGATGTTCCTGCATTTACTTTCTTTCCAGCAGCATCAATTGGATTTCCCGCCTTACAAACACCGTTAGTAAACGCGCTATCGTCCAATTTTATTTCTTCAAACAATTCTCCACCAAGTTTTCTTTTAAGAATTTCCTTTTGCGTAGTAACGCTAGATTCTTTAAATCTCATGTTTTACCTCCTTACAAATAACTATCAACAACTGATTTAGCAGCATCATTTGAACCGGATAGTGTTTTTCCGATTATTTCTGCTGTTTTTTCAGCATCTGTTTTATCTTTGTCTTTTCCTGTGCTGCCGCCGCCTGGGATATCCTGATTTTTAGCAATCTCTTGTTCCTTTGCCTGTGCCGCAGCCGTTTCTTTTTCGGACATAATCTTTCCAAGTTCTGCATAGTCAATACTTCCATCATCTTTAACAATGGTTTTCGCTTGATCCGCAGTAATTTTAAAATTTGTCATTGCCGCTTCTCTCTGATCTCTAATTGCATTAGATTTCTGCATTTCTGCTATTTGCTTATTAGCAGTTTCTAAAGCTTTGTTTGCTTTTTCAAGTTCCGTAAGATTTCCAACTTCTAATTCGTCAATCTTTTCCTGCAACTCGTCAGCCTTTTCAGCTTTTTCTTTGTACTGCTTTGCCTTATCTTTTTCTTTTTGGGTCTCGCCATTCAATTGATTCAGATAATTACTGATCTGATCTTCTGTAGGCTCTTCAACTCCAATTGAAATAAGATTTTGCTTTGCCTGTTCTCTTGTCATAAGATTACCTCCGTTCACTACGCTTTTTTACGTTGTTCGCTCAACATGTGATTTCTCCTGTTTAACGCACAGGTGCATATTTTATAAAATAAAAACAGCCACCTTTTACTCGGCAACTGTTTCATTTTGCTTATTATTTATTTGATCCACTATGTTTTGAGCCTTAACTTCCTGCTCTTCTGCATCGTCAATTGTTTTGTAAATATTGTCAATATAAGGCTTCGATAAAAGAAACGTCTTTTCTGCATCGCCCCACAATCCAACCGTTTTGATTGCAATAATTGGATGTATTCCGGCTTGCAAAAGAACGGTCAATGTCTGTGCCTTTGTGTACATATTATCTTGCGGACTATGATTTATCTGCACGTCAAAGTCTCTAACAGAAATTCCTAGGTCTTCACCAGAAAGTCTTATTACATTAAGTGCAACTACCGCAAGCCTTTTTTCCGACGTTTTAACAATTGGATCTTTTAGTTTTGCTCTTGTCTTTGAGAAATCCCAACCGTTTCTTAATTCTACGGCTCCCTGCGTATCGCCTCCGGTATTTCCCTGTTTATTTGGAATTGCCAGAATTGAAAGAGCATTATCCCATAAATCTTCTTTTGCCACCTGACATTGACTTTGATTCAATTCTTGTGTCATTATGTCAACATCAGATTTATTGTCTTTATTTATGGACTTTACTACTAACGCATGGCTTTCTTTCATTTTTCTAAATGTTTCTTCATCAACTTCACAATTTATAAACTTAACCCAGTATTGAACAAACTGTTCGATGCCATCCATTCTGTTTGATTGCATATTGTTTATTGAATCCAGAATACCAGAAACAAGTTCGATATCTGATATTCTTTCATGGTTATTCGGAAACTCAACAATGGGAATTTCTCCATAAGTGTGAAGTTTTGATTCAATAACCTTGCTATCAACTATTCTAAATGACATTGTGTTACTAAATGCCATTTTATAGAATTTTCCTTTTTCGTCTTTTAGTTCCTGCACCGCAAGAATTGGTTCTTCTGTGCTTTCGTTGTATATAACAAACGTATTGATCGGTGTTGGTGCCACTATCCGAAAAGGAATGTCTCCATTTTTAGGCTGTATCGCTTTAAAAGATGTTCCAGTAGCCGATTGCCATTCTCCAGCCTTAATGTCTTTTTCCTGCTTGTTAGCATCTGACATAAAGTCATTTAATGTATCAACTGCTTTATTTACCTTTTCATCATCTTTCCTACTGATAAACTGAACCGGTTCTCCATATGTCTGTCCAACCTTAAACTGTACAATCTCATACGCATGATTTTCTACAACTTTGTTGGTTATATCTTCGTTCGTTATTTTTTGGCGATAAAGTATTGGCTGATCCCCCTTGTAGTAATCCCACAAATATTTGATTACTGATTTATTCCAGTAAAACACACCAATACATTTTCCAATAACTTCAACTACATTGTCACGAGTTATGGATTCCGCGCTTGTATATGCAATTTTTCGTCCATACTGTCCTTTGACAATCTCTTGAAGTTGTACACGGTTCATTTTTACACCACCTAAACAAATCTCATTCCGCTTGAAGTCGTTCGTTCAAGCATTTTCGTTACTGTCACTTTTGCCGTTACCGGGTCATACAAAATTCTCTTCTTGCACTTTTTACAATTAAAAGCCAGATTCATTTTTGTGATTCCGTTATGGCTTCCTACTTTTCTTCCGCACTGCGGACAATATACTGTAACCATATGCCTTTCCCCTTGCAATAAAAAAGGCACCGCGTTTTGCGATGCCAAAAATTTTATTTATTTCCTAGTATAATAATATCACAACTTATATGTGACATTCCATGACATCTTTTATTTTTTTACAAATATTCATCACCGAATTTTTCTTCAAATTGGCGCAATGCTTTTCCGTGAAGCCGAATCGTTTGTCTGTAGGAATAATCCATTTCTACGGAAATCTTTTCAAACGATTTCTTTTCGATGTAATGGGAAAAAAGCACATTATAAACGTTTTCGTTTTCCATACTATCAATCTGACTAATGATTTTTTGTTTTTTTTCAGTAAAATCATCAATTATCTTATCAAGATTTTTTTCCATTTCATCAATTTTTGCATATGTGTTTCCAATACGATCAAAGTTTGGCGTATTTTTTACACGTTCTTCGGTTGACACTGCAGAAATACTACAAGACAATTCTCTTAATTGAGATATTTCTGCCAATTTGTTGTTTATCATTCGGTTCAATCTGCTTATTTGGTTTAAATATTCTTTTGTTGTCATCAATAACACCCCCTAAATGGATTTACTGTTGCTTCTACTTTTGCAACTTTATTACCTTGTGTTATTCTTAACGCAAAGTTAGAAAACACATCTGGAACATCATCTAACTGCTTTCTCCCAGAAACAGAATACTGTTTTAGCAACGACATCATTACTCCATATGGTTCGTTAGGCTTATACAATGATGGATCCTTGAATATTACGTGTTGTAAAATCCAGTTAGAACACTGGAAAATTCTTGCTTCTTTGTTTGTCTCTGTCGGTGTGTCTGTAATATTGCATATCCATCCTTTGCTTTCGACACGTTTATTTACTTCCATACCAACGCGGTCTCCACCAGCATTTCTCTCAAACTCGCATTCCTGCACTTGATTATTCACCAGCACATTAGCGGAATTTTCATACTGCATCTCATAATCCGCCGTATTATCACACACACAATCGACGCAATAGTAATCTTCTCCATATTTCTGCAATACTGGAAGTACAAAATAGTCTGTTCCTTTCCCCTTTGTGTCGCATTGGCTGGTAATAATCTCCGGTTCTCCGTGTGGCAAATTGAGATATCTTCGAATCTTGTCTTCTGGAAACAGTAAGCCTTCTCGCTCGATTGGATCCTGCTTGTACAGACAACGATAAGAGATTTCGTCCATAAGTAACTGTATGTCTTCAAAATCTTTTACAGTATATCCACCAAACTCAAAGTCAAAATTGCTCTCTCCAGTTACTGGATCAATGTCTGGTACTGATATTACTTTTACTCTTTTGTTTCCCTCATAGGCCTGTATAATGCGTCCAATGACATCGCGGACACTCCACCTCGTAGCAATATGTATCTCTTTACATGGGTTTCCATCCTCGTCCGGAATCTTTCTCTGTCTGGCATCTACAGCATATTTTCCCCACAACTTATCAAGGTAAAGTGGATTTAATGCTTCTTCAATTCCACCGATCATGTCATCTACAAGCAAAAATTTATTTGCACGCACTTTTCCGGCATTCTTACTTCCAACGGACGTACATTGAACAGACTGGAACGGCTTATACTTTCCGACGTTAAACGTTTCCAACTTTGCATTTGTGCTTGTTACTTTAAGCCTTGGAAATATCTCGTTCCATGTGTACTCGTCTGCGTTCGTTACGATGTCATATACGCCGTCATAGTACATTCTGGTAATGTCTCCACTATGTGAATAAAAAAGGTTATATCCGTTCGAATACCAGCCTATAACGGCAGAATGGAAAAACTTTTCAATTGTCGTGTTGTGCGTAATGATATAATCATCCGTAATATACAAGTGGCACGGATCATCAATCATAATGCACTGACATTCTTCTCTACCAATATACTCAACTGACTTTATAAATCGCTTTACATTTTTTCTTTGTGGATTGTATTTTTCTTTATGTCTTGATAGTGCAAATACAGATTCGTTTTCTTTGAAAAACTGTATCGTTAGCCTATGAGACGGTTTGCATTCAATGAATTTTCCGTCTTTTTTATATCCAGAATTCCGAACTGTTTCATGCACATATCCTCCTAGCGAATGCACCAAGTCTTTGACATTTTTCGCCAGTTCTTCAGAACACGTAGTATACTCAATACTTGTTTTTTCGCAACTTCCATCTGTATCTAGCAAACCTCGCAATAACCATAATCTTTGTTCATTTGAAGCATGCTGATAATCATTTGGTATAAACTTATCTTCGCTTTTTTTGCCAAACAATCCGTATTTTTTCAATGCAATAGAAACAAGGCTTCCATTTTTTGTATTGTTCCCCTCATGTCCAACAACTGCGTAATCATAGTTCGACACATGCTTGAGTCTATATCCGTTTGGAAGATAACGGTTCATCCTGTCAACAATCTCCATATCTGATGTAGAAAATCGAACCGAACCACCAGACAAGCCACCATCACCAAGTAATGCTCCCATTACATATGGGTGCAATAACAACTCTTTTTGTGGAAAATCAATCGGTTTTACATAGTCGATTGAATAATTAGACCGTTTTCCGCTTTCTACGGTCAATTTTTTCATCAAATCAGACAATGTAATTGTTCTTTGTCTATGAACTCCTGTTTTAGATTCATAGACACGATCTTCTCTGTTTTGGACGGTCCATAAATGTTCGTCAGAGCAACGGCATTTTGAACCATCATCAAGTGTCATTTCATATATATCTCGTTTTCCTTGCGGATAAACTCCAACGACATTGGCAACGTTCCCATTTCCAGCGACAACTTTTGAACCAACTTTTATATCTCCCATTTTCACAAATCCGTCCGGTGTAAGCACTTTTGAATACATTGGCTGCGCTTTTCCAGTCCCCGGTGGAAGAGATATGCACAAAATGTCGTATTTGTCATCTATCATCCCTTGCAAAGCATCTATAAGACCAATTTTTATAAATTGCTTTCTCCGCGGCATATAAAACCGCTCTTTCGGCAATCTTTTCTTCTCAATGTACCTAAAAAAACTATCAACAACCTTGTTTCTGGCTTCCAAAAGCAAAACCTCATACAATTTATCTAAGATTTCGTAGGAAACATCGTTTTCAAAGCAATATTTTTCCAGGTCCCATGAATTTCCCCCAGTGGAATCCTTGATAAATTGCTCTATAATCTCTTTTGCTCGACTAGTGAGCATCAATCCGTACTTGATATCTTTTTCTCTCTCTATGGCTACTTGACAAGCCTGCACGTATGCTTCAATAGCATCTTCGTCAATGCCATTTTGCTTTATGTAATTTTCATATTCTTGGATTCTTTGCCGCAATTCGGCTGACATAAAGATACACCTCCACAGAAAGCGGAAGTGTGTTTACTTCCGCCTATAATTTTTTTAGGTTAGCAACTAACTCCATTTGTTAGCCGGTAATATTTTTATTCGTTTGCCTTGAAATTATAAATCGGTTTTATAATTTCAACTATTTCAACAGTATCTTTTATATTTCCAATTATTTCATCCATTGTTTTATATGCCATAGGGCTTTCATCAATTGTAGATGTATTTACGGATGTTGTAAATATTCCATTCATTGTTTTTTGATACTCTTCCAGTGAAACACTTTCTTTTGCTTTTGACCTGCTCATTGTTCGCCCTGCTCCATGTGGTGCTGAATAATTCCAATCTTCATTTCCTTTTCCAATTCCCAAAATGCAACCATCACGCATGTTTATTGGTATTAGTACCTTTTCCCCCGCTTTTGCAGAAATAGCACCTTTACGAACAATATTTGTATTGTGTTCAATGTAGTTGTGAATTGTTTGAAATTGTTCCGTTTCTTTTGTAACTTTCCATCCCATATAGTAACAAATAATGCTCTGAATGGTTCTTCTATTAATTTCCGCAAACTTTTGACATAATTTCATATCGTGCAAATACATTTCTCTATGTTCTCCAACAAGATATGATAACTCTCTAGGAATTTTAGTTGTATTTGTTTTGTAGGACTGCTTTAATTCTTTGATAGCCTTGCTGATTTCTCTTTCTCTTTTACATTTTCTGTATTCAGCAATCAATTTCTCACTATCTTGTTTAAAGTTTGATTTTCCCAAAATATCGTCAATCGCCATTTGCTGATATATTTCTGCAACTTGCTTTCCGATATTTCTACTTCCCGAATGAATAACAAGATATTTATTATTCTTGCTATCACCATCAACTTCGATAAAATGATTGCCGCCTCCCAACGTGCCGCAACTTCTTTTCAGCCAATTTATATTTTTCAACTGTTCCTTGCAATGCAATTTTTCAATAATATCACTTGCAACAGATAAGTTTTCTTCTTCATGAACTTTTCTACCACTTGGAACATATTTTCTAATGACATTATCTAAGTTCTCAAAATCAACATGAATATTTCCTAAGTTTGTAGTAAGCATCCCGCAGCCTATGTCAACTCCAACAATGTTCGGTATTACTTTTTCTCCTAAATCAGCAGTAAACCCGATAACGCACCCTGCTCCTGCATGAACATCTGGCATAATTCTTATCTTGCAATCCGAAAATGCTGGCTGTTTTACAAGCGTATATATCTGATTTAATGCTTCATGTTCTATATTTTCTGTAAATATTTTCAAATCAGCCATGATACGTTCCCCTTTCCGCTGATAATCAGCAAATTATTTTAATTTTCCTGCATGGCAATGCCACCAAGAATATCTTAATCTTGAACAAGGATAATCTATCCCACATTTATCTTTTAGATATTTCATCATTTTGGGATAATAAATCCAAGATTTTATAAAATCAATCATTCTTCTCATAATCATCTCATAAACCTCTCAAAATCTTTCCTGCACTTTCCCCTTAAAACAAATTATCCGGAAACTCTTCGCCATTTATAAGTTTCCAGAAATATTTGCTGATTGTTGGCGGGCTAACTCCGACGTACTTTGCCGCTTTTGTTAGGCTCATTTTGCATTGCGCCCATTGATTGTACGCATAATAAAATTTCTCCTTGTCAATCTTATGTACGCCTTTTGCCATTTTCCTTCACTCCTTTAATTTGCGGAATCTACATGGCGAATCTGCCGATTTCTTACCTTGACGGATTCCAGCAACGACCATGCAAATATAATGAATGGGGTTCTGTTGCCCTGATAGTATAAGGCAACAACGCAAGTGATGGGATTCGAACCCATAATTCAATATTGCCCCTCATGGCATATACACTTGCATAATGACCGCATCCAGGGCTTTTCACTACAGTAGATAAAGCCCAACTACAGTAGTGTGTCGTTTAGATACGGTCATAGGTGCCATTTGGCACCGTTTGATTTTATCGTCTTTTCTGACGCTCAAAATCTCAAAATGCTTGCTAAAAGCAATGTCATTTATACTGCCGGCCAACGGCAATGTTTTTGGATGAGTGCGGACTTGAACCGCACGGCTGACCTTTTGCGCGCAACAATCACATAAATTCATGCTCGCCTAATATATCAGGATCCTTGACATCTCGGTAAAGAATAAAAATACGCTGCCTGCCCCTTGCATCATCCAACACAAGCCAAGTCGTGAACGATGAAAAGATTGTTTACTCTGAATAATTCCTTGGCTTGTCCTTATTTGATTTTTTTTAGTAGACTGACACCTTGTCACCACTACCAAAGTATATCGCCGTGTCGTTTACTCGGCTTAGGAGATAATCGGATTGCAAGGATTCGAACCTTTTACCCCACGAGATCAGACACATCTCTTCCCAAATGCATCCAGCCAAGTATGCGGCAATCCGTTTTGTGTGCGTGATGAAAATGACAAAAGGCACGCACACACATCATAGAAAGGAGTGTTTCCCAATGTAATGAGAAACTCTAAAAACCACCGGCTATAACGGCTCTGCTCTGGAAAGCAAAACTTGATTTTCACATCATCAATAGGGAGGGCCTATTAAACCTGCCTAAATTCTGCCATGACATCTGACCGCCACAGCAGAAATCAAATATGAGGTATTATGAAAAAGGTATTTCAACCCAATACCGACTGTCACGGCACCGCTGATCTCGGTGTTTGATTTCCACAGTTTGGAACTCGGCTAAGCCCCGTAAACCGTACAGACATTTGACCGACCTGCACGGTGTAAAGAAAAAGGACAAGTTATATCTAAAAAAATTCTAACTATCTAGTGTTATGTTCAAGTGTCCCGCACCTATAAGTGCGTTCACTCGATTAAATTCTTCCTGCGCGGCTTTTTCTGATTCATACGCGCCTAACAAATAATTTTTACCGTTTTCCAACTCGGCATTTATTGTCATTCCATCTCGTCTCAACACGGCTCTGTCTAACGGGATAGATATATTTTGGCTTTGCGAAACTATTCTCATTCGGATCAACCTCCGTTTTTTGTTTTTGGGGATATTGGGGGGACTTAATAGGGCGAACATACGTTTGTGTATAGACCCCCTCCCCCTCTTCCAGTCCATCCGGTGCGGATCCGCTCAAATCTCTGCCACGTCCGCTCATTTGTTCGGGTTTTGTTTGATTTCTTTAGCTCTCTTGGACAAACTACAGTTTGTCCCATAGAGTAAATCAATATGTAGTGGTCCCTTCTTTCCCTGCCACTATATCTTGTTTTTCTGTCGATTCCAGCGATTGAACCGGTGCAGATTCTCCAAGTTTTGGTAAATCAGCTGCACCCAATAAAGCGCGCTGGGTATTCTCTCGCGATACTCCTGGCAGATTCCAGCGGAATCGGTGGTTGAGAATTGCCAAAATCCCCATTGCTTTATTTCCAGCCGTTGAAAGTTTGGCGCTTAGCGATTCCTCGCGCAAAGCATCTATTTTTTGCGTAAGGCGATAAGGGGCATCGCTTAATCGCCCCGGCTTATTCGTCGCCCACGCGTTAATCACATCGCTGGAAATCCCTGTAAGGAATGAAAAGCCTGCTCTTGATATTTCTTTGTCGTTCATGACACATAAATAGGCGTAAGATTCCAGTACCTTCTCAAGTTTTGCTATATCGTATCTGTTGCAGTTGGATTTCTGAACTGCTCCAGGGATTTCAATATTTCGTTTATCCCTTAAAATATCCCTGTCTTTAAACAAACATCTGTTTGTATACATCAATGCACCATTCCAGATATTTTGTGGTTCTTTGCTCATGTCTTTTATGGGCGGGTTTTTCATTCTGCAATATTCATCAATGCAGGCGGCTATTTGGTCGTCATAGACTTCCGGCATCTGCTCCGCCTCAATCTGTTCTAATTCGATTTTTTCGGTATTTCCATTTTCTGCCATATTAGCCACCTCCTGAATGATTCCAGCACAGTTTTATTTATTCTGTCTGATCTATCTTATCCGACCTCGTCCGCTTTGGTCTGGTCTGGTCGGCTTATATTGTCCTATACTTTTAATAGACACTTTTTTTCCTCATTTGTCAATGAAAAATTTTATTTTTTTAAAAAAAATTATTTGGGGCGATCTGCCGCGGTCGGGTCTGCCCGACAGATATTATATAATAACCGAGCCTTTCAAGGTTATTATATAATATATATATATTCTTTACTTCTTTTTATATCTTTCTTTTACTCTTTATTCTTTTCTTTGCTTCTTTCTTTTCTTTTTCTCTTTTTCTTTCGTTCTGTTTGTAATCTGTCTGCATTTCTGTTTGTGATTTGATTGCATTTCTGCCCGTTAAATTGCAATTTTCCATTGCCTGGAAACTGCGAAAATTCGGTACTTTGTCGGTGCTTTTCTGTTTGTAATTCTGTTCGTTAAATGATTGTATTTCTGTTTGTTAAGTTACTGAATTTGCCCCATTTAATTTTTCCAATTTTAGGCAATAAAAAAGACCGCCGAAACGGTCCTTTTTATCTGTTTTGGAATCGCGTAAAATCACTCCCCGATTTTTTCAAACAACCAACCGGCATGAGTGTTTGTGTTGGAATACACTTCTTGGTATAGCCGATATGTTCCCGGCTCCGTTGGGGCTGTCAGCGTCTGACCGCTGTAGCCAGTTTCTACGGTTTCGCCGGACTTGATTCCGTCCCAACTTGAAACCGTTACGCGGCGGATTTCTTCGCCGTCTTCCTCTTCCTCTTCCTCTTCGAACGCGTCAAGTTCTTCTTGCATTTCCTCGAAGTCTCTTTCGAGTTCTTCGAAGGTCATGCCGTCACGCTCTCCAAAGGCTCCGGAATAAGCGTACAATTTTTTCCCGTCCTCTTCGTACTCGAATACGTCCAGCGGATCCGCGCCGTTGTAAAATTCTGCTGCCTTATCGCTAAGGCTTCTAATTGCCATTTCTCCAGCCAATTTTTGAGAATTATTAAACTTTTTCATAATAACCACCATCCGCGCCGATCTCTGCGGCGTGCCTTTCTTTATTTGATATATTCAGTATACACTAATTTTAGTGAATTGTCAATGCCTAAATTTAAAAAAATCAAACTTTTTTATTTGGTATTTTGGAAATGATCTCGGCTCTGTCTTGATCTGTTTCGACGAACTTTAAAACGTCGCGCGGCTGCATTTCCAGAACGCAACAAAGCCGATTCAAATTATCAAGAGTGATAGAAGTATCGCCCTTCTTAAATTTAGCCATTGTCGATTGTCCAAATATTCCGGACGTGCGCGCCACGTTGGAATTGATCCCAATATTTGCGAGTTCCTTAATTACATCAATTTTATATTCTAGCATTTTTGCGCCTCCTTTTATTTTTTTTCTTATTATAAAGCAACGTAAAAAAAAAGTCAATATTTTTTCACGAAAAATAGTGTTTTTCTATTGACAATTCACTAAATTTAGTGATACAATGGTTATAGATTAAAGGAAAGGAGATCAAAAAAATGAAAATGTATAAAATTTTTGTTGGCGGCTTCCAGATTGGAACTGAGGAATTGACCGCCGAAGAAGTAAAGAAAATGAATAATTCCGGGATCGTCATTATTCCGGTTGAAAAATAATTTCGAAACGCTCTTCGGAGCGTCCGCCGCGGGATAGCCTCCCGGCGCTGATGAGATAGGCTAAACAAAAAAGCCGCCCGGCATACTACCAAGACAGCCCGAGCGGCACCAATCAAAATAAGAAAGGCAGCCCCATTATATCAGGGGCGAAGGTAAAAAGCAATGAAAAAAATCGAATTATTGAAAGAAATTGAGAACATGAAAGCCCGTAGCGCATGGGAAATCGGAGTAAAAAAATATGCTTATGAACTGATCGAAGATCTGGAAATTGAAGACATCCCGACAGATACCCAGAAATTAAAAAACCTACTTCTGAATGGTGCCGATAATTGGAAACAATACAGCTGGGGCGGTTCTGCTCTGATCTGTGATTGCGATATTGCAGAAAGACTTTGCACGCAATCAGAATTAAAAAAGGTAAAAGGCGGCGAGCGCAAACCGAACAAGTGCGAGGAATGGCTAGACGTTCAAGCGCGGGCTTTAGCTCAGGCTGCAAGCAAAATTTATAGATTTTCTATGAATTAAAAAGTCGAAACCGCCCAGCGCGGGCGGTCTGG